ATATTAAATTAAATGCATATGCTATTTTTGTTAATGAAGAACATGTGGCAACTACCTTTGTTCCTTATGAAAAAGATCAGTGGTCAGTAAAAATGACGGCAGCATTAAAAAGTGATCCTGTTATAACTTTAGATGAAAACACAGATATTCCAGGCACATATAGATATTCAGTTTATGTTGAAGAAGAATATGTAGATAAATTATATCAAAAAATAGAGCCAGAGTTTTTTTATTTAATAAATAAAGCACTTCAAAATAATCCTAAAATTGTTTGGATACAAACTGATTATGATGTTAATGCAAGTATGTCTTGGCAGTATTTAAATAATAAATTTATTAGAAATGATTAAAAATGTCAGAAAATTTAACACCTTGGCAAAAATATAAAAAAAACTTAGGAGATACTCGTCCCTGGGATATCGTAAATCCTAATACAGAATGGGCTAGTGAAGAAAAGGCTAAAGAAAGATATGATATTTGCAAGGCATGTCCAGAATTAATTCAACTAACAAAACAATGCAAGAAGTGTGGATGTTTTATGGTTGCTAAAACAAAATTAGAAAAAGCAATATGTCCTTTAGGAAAATGGTAAAAAAATAAGGGCCATATATAGTGACCCTTATTTTTATTTTAATTTTTTATTGTGGAAATTTTTCCATCCACTGTTTTGTTCTTGGCGTAATACCTTTCCAAGAACTCCAATCTTCTCCACCATCTGACATTTTATATGCGATGGTAGCATTTACAACTGGATTAAACAAGTCTGCATTGTGATCTAGGTCATATTTATTACGACGATCTGGACCAAGCATTCCAAGCATGTTTATTTGAAAAATACCATAAGAACTGTCTCCAGTATTAGTATTTCCATTAAATGCAAATGGTCGACCATTACTTTCTTTCTTAGCAATAGCCCAAGCCTCCTTGAGATTTTGACCTTCAAAACCTACCAACTTTAGTAGATTTTTTAGATCTTTATCAGATAGAGATGTAGCGTTTTTATATTTTTCTAACTGATCTTCTTTAGCCTTAGAAACAACTTCGGCCACTTCCGTGGCCTCTATGGTCTCTTCAAGCACGACAGTTTTACTATCGTTTAATCGGTTTTCAGAAGCAGTTGCTGCATTTGACCAAACGGCAAACATAGCAATGATGCTGAGTGTGGCAATGATGTTACTGTTATTTCTCATAAAGTTAATCATAGTTTCCTCCTTAGAAACAAAAAACACCTTTTTAGGGGTGTTTAACATTTCTTAGTATAACATAGTTTGAGGCAATTGGTCAAATAAATGATATAATGATTATCTATGGCTGAAATAACTAATAACTATGGTCTAACATATCCAGAGGCTACGGACTCTGTTAATGTGCATGGAGATATTAAAAAACTAGCAGATGATGTTGATGATGCTATTTCTTCTCTTGATGCGTCAAATGTGCGGGTAAAGGTAATAAATAATTCAGGATCAACTATAGGTGCAGCAAAACCAGTATATGCTGTAGGTCACACAAATAATAAAACACAAATACAATTATTTACATCATCATTATCAGATAATTATCCATTTCTTGGTTTGACAAAAACATCATTGGCAGATGGTGCAAGTGGAGAAGTGGTAGTGGCTGGTGTTTTAACAAATGTCAATACAAGTAGTTTTTCAGTAGGAGAATTATTATATGTAGATTCTTCTGGTTCTCTTACAGATACCGTCGTGGGTGGAGCCATTGGAATTGTTGCTGTTGCAAACCCTACAACTGGTGTAATTGTTATTCAAGCAAAAGGTAATGGAACATGGGGAGCATTGAAGGCTGGATTAGCCTAATATGATATAATCAACACATGGCTACCTTCCGAAATCAGACCACAGATAGTTATGCTTTAGGATCAAATCCGCCAGAAATTCGTTGGACGGTAGTTAGAGGAGACTCTGCAGCATTTAGAGTTTATGTTACAGATGATGAGCGTGAGCCATTATTAATTGAAGACTGGGAAATTGACATGGACATTTATCGTCCATCCACTGATGAAATTATTTTATCATTAACTCCACAACCAATTGAGTTTCAAGATAGCGAAGGAAGTTTTACTGTTTCTTTAACAGCGTCACAATCAGAAATTTTAGAAACAGGAGATGTTTTTGACATACAACTAACAGAACTTGAGTCTGGCACCAGAGTTTGGACGGTAGCCAAAGGCTCAATGGTTGTAATTGAAGACATAACAGAGTAATGCCAACAAACCTACTACCAATATCTGAGCAGGTATATAGAACAACACATCGTTTAGCACATGCACAAATAAAAGAACTTGACAAAAGAACTATTCGTATAAATGATATAAATCACAAAGTAAAGGTTGAAGAAATCCTACCATTTAGAGTTCAGTTTATTAATGTTGGGGTTTTTGGTTTTTCTAAAGATAATCCAGCAAGCATTTCAGTTGCAGTTATTGGTTATAACAACTACATCTTATAAAAATATAAAAAAGGAGTTATAATAAGGCCATGGCAAAAATATCAATACCTAATTTAAAGACAAAGTTTGAAACTGGGGATCGCCCCACGCAGCAAGACTATGAGGATTTAATTGATTCCGCCTCAGCCCGTTCCACAGATCTTGGATCAATGGGAAATAATGAAAACACAATTACAGGTATTGAAAATGCTACAGTAATTGATAATTTTGATGCCACAGAGTGGCGTATGATTAAGTACATTGTCTCTATCGCAAAGGTAACTGCGGGAGATAATAAATTCTATGCAACAGAGTTGACCATATTGGTAGACGGTACAAATGTAAACGTCTCTGAGTATGGCACGATAGACAATGATGGGAATATTGGCACCGTTAGCGTCTCCAGGGTTGGAAATACAGTATCCTTAACGGTTACTCCAGATCCTGCGATTAAGCCAGTCACAGTTCGTTATGCACGAATTGGACTTAAGGCGTAAACAAGGAGATAAATAAATGGCAACAGTAAACAAAGACTTTAAAGTAAAGAATGGTCTCATCGTTGAAGGCACAACAGCCACAGTTAACAACTATGACATTCTTACAAAGAAGACAGACGATCAAACATACATCGTCAATTTAATTGGTGGTACAGCCACCTCAGCAAACGAAGCAGATAAGGTTGTAAAGCGTGATGCTTCTGGCAACTTTGCTGCGGGAACAATAACAGCAAATCTAACTGGTGATGTAACTGGTAATGCAGATACAGCAACAGCACTTGAAACTTCTCGTACAATCACATTGGGCGGAGACCTATCAGGTTCTGTTTCATTTGATGGTTCTGCAAACGTAACATTGACAGCAACAGTTGCTTCATCTTTTGCAACAGATGCAGAAGTTGCTACCGCTAAGAGCCAAGCAATTTCAGATGCAAATGACTACACAGACAGTCGTGAGACAGCAATCACAGATGCTTACCAGACATATGCTAACACTGCAGAAGCAGACGCAGTAACTGCTGCAAACGCTTACACAGATGGCCGTGAGACAGCAATTACAACTGCTTACCAGATATATGCTAACACTGCAGAATCAGACGCAATAACAAGTGCAAATGCTTACACAGACAGTCGTGAAGGAATAATCACAGATGCTTACGAAGCATACGCAGATCAAGCAGAAGTAGATGCTAAGGCATATGCAGATCAAAAGGTTGCAGATCTTGTAGATTCTGCACCAGAACTTCTTGATACACTCAATGAATTGGCTGCAGCAATTGGAGATAATCCAAACTATGCAACAGATCTTGCTGCATCAGTAGGAACAAAGGTTTCAAAGGCTGGCGATACAATGACTGGACTACTTGTCCTTTCAGCAGATCCATCAGCAGCATTAGGCGCAGCAACAAAGCAATATGTTGATACAGCAGAAACAGACGCAGTTACATCTGCTAACTCTTACACAGATGGAAGAGAAACTGCAATTACTACTGCTTATCAGGCATATGCAGACCAAGCAGAAGTAGATGCTAAAGCATATACAGATACTCGTGAGACTGCTATTACAACAGCATATCAATCATATGCTGATACAGCAGAAGCAGATGCCAAGACATATGCAGATGGTCTTGCTTCAACAATTAACGGAACTATTGCAGCACTTGACACAGATGATATTGCAGAAGGTTCAAATGAATACTTCACAGATGCTAAGGCAAAAACATCAGCAGCACAGTTGTTGACTGGTGCAACTCTTACCAATATCACAATCACTGGTAATGGTTCAGGACTTACAATACAGGCAGAAAACGGTGTTGCAGATTCAACAACAGCAGACCTTGATGAAGATCCAGCAGGTACAGGAACATCTGGTACCTGGTATTTCACAAATGATCGTGCAGTATCTGCCCTTGAAGCAGTTGTTCCTAACTTTACAGCAGTTGAACTTAACTCTGTTGCAAAGCAGGTAGCAGCAACCGCTTCTATCGCTACAGCAAGCACAAACACTGCAGTTTCATGGTCGAAGGCAGAATATCGTTCTGCTGAATTCCTTGTTAAGATTGCTAACGGATCACATACAGATGTATCCAAGGTTATCTTGACACTTGACACTTCAGACAATGTCGCTATCACAGAATACGCAATGGTTGGAACAAATGGTTCTCTTGGATCAGTTTCAGCAGATGTTTCTGGCAACGATGTTCGTCTTCGTGTCACAACCGCTAACAACACCTCAACAGTTGCTGTTATCGGAACGCTTTTAGCATAACAAAATAAATAGAAGAGGGAGTGGTAATCTTGGCAACAGTCAACAAGGACTTCAAGGTTAAAAATGGACTTATCGTCACTGGTGGCGGAAGTTTCGGAGGTACAGTAGATGTAGCAACTCCTACATTAGGTACCCACGCTGCTACTAAGGCATATGTTGACTCAGTAGCGGGTAGCATGGTTGTCGGATCTACCGCTCCCTCTACACCAGATAATGGTGATTTATGGTTTGACACATTAACATCAAGAGTTAATGTTTATTATTCTGGATCATGGATTACAATGGCATCAATTGATGATACTTTGGGCCTTCCAGATCACATTCACGATACTGCTATCGATGGAACTGGTTTCATAGTATCTCAGTTCATAAGTGGCGGTAGTTTTAATGATCCACAAGGAACCCCAGTAGATGCTGGATCCTACAACACCTCTTCATGGACCTTGGTTTATGACGGCGGTAGCGCAACAGATAACTTCAACTAAAAACTGATGTTACGGTAGAAATACCACAAGGAGAGATAAATGGCAACAAGAATGCAGCAGCGCAGAGGTACCGCAGCACAGTGGACTAGCGCAAACCCAATTTTGGCAGCAGGTGAAATCGGTTTTGAAACCGACACAGGTAAATTTAAAATAGGTAATGGATCATCTACATGGTCTGCCCTTAATCACTATGTTGATGCTACCGCAATTATTGACGGTGCTCCAGGACTACTTGATACTCTAAACGAACTTGCTGGTGCTCTCAACGATGATCCATCATTTTTTACTACCGTAGCCACAAATCTCTCAAATCACGAAACAGATACAACCAACATACACGGAATAGCAAATACTTCTCTTTTGGCTACTCAAACAGACATAACAAATCATAATAACGATACGACAGGCGTACATGGTATTAATGATACTTCGCTTCTTGCTTTAGTAACAGATGTATCAACTGCACAAACTAACGCACAAAATTATGCAGATTCAGCAGTTTCAACACATAATTCTGATACAACACAAGTACATGGTATTGCTAATACAGCAGCCCTTGCCTTGTTAACTGATGTATCAACTGCACAAACTGCAGCAGAGACATTTGCAACAGGAGCAGTTTCAACACATAATTCTGATACAACACAGGTTCACGGCATTGCTGATACTGCAGCACTTGCTACACAAACATATGCTAATGATGCTGTTTCAACACACAGTAC